CCGTCGAACGCGACCAGCAGCAACCGTATTCCGTAAAACCTTGTATTTCATAATGACTCCAAGGGATCAGGGCCCCCGAAGGGGCCCGTCACCTTATGGTTTAGCTGCCGCCGTCGTTCCCGAGGCAGAAGCTCACAGCGTTGCGCACTGCCACGTCGCAGCTCTGGAGAGCCACTACGCGAACGGTGCCGCTGGTGCTTGCGGTGTAGGGGTCAACCACGATATCGAGGCCCCCGAACATGCCGACCAGCAGGTCTGCGAAGTTGCCGAAGTAGGCATCCCCAGAGGCTGCTTGGTTGGACACGATGGCGCGATAGCCATTGATCGTGCCACCAGGCTCAACCACAAACTGAGCCGTGTTGGTGGCCTTCTCGGTGGTCTTGAGTGCGCCGTACATGGCCGCGCCCATGATGTAGGCCAGATTGCCGAGGAGCGCATTGTCCTCTGCGACCTTGGTCTCCATCTCGACCACTTGAGCGAAGGTCGGCACGAGATCAGGAGCGGTTCCGAAGTCAACGGTGTTGATGCCGGAGGTGTTCTTGATACCCGTGGGCTGACCCGAGGAGCCAGAACCGGACAGTGCGCCGAGGTCGATTGCGAGAGCAATGGCCTGTGCGAGGTCGTCACGGATCAGGGCCTCAACGTCAAGGCTCGACTGGATGAGCAGCTGGCGAGTCACATCGGTGTGAGCGCCGAGGGTGCGGGGCACCATCGACACAGAACCGACGGTCATCTCGGACTCAGAAGAAGCCCCACCTTCCGTTGCAATCCACCCAGCGGCGGCAGCAGCGGTCTTCTTGGGGATCTTCACGTCGCCGGAGAGGCCGTTGAGCATCCGAGCACCGGCTTGCATGACGGAGCTGCTGTTACGCAGTACGTCGATGAAGTCGCCGCCACGGAAGTCGTCGGTGAACAGAGCAGCCTCATCGGCGCTGTTCAGGTCACGCTTCCAGTTACGGAGCACTTCAGCCGGGAGCAGGATGCCCTGAGCAGCACGACCGTATTGATCGGCAGCTGCGCGGGAGCACTCAAACTCGAATGCAGCGGCTTCTTGAGCACGACGGTCGGTCGGGTTAGCAAGAGCGTGGATAGCGCGGATGATGCTGAAGCGCTTCACTTCCTGCTTGGTCATGCCGACATCTTGTGCCTCAAGGGCGCGCTCGGAACCGATCACTTCCAGCAGCTCACCGCGAAACTCCTCGATGCTCTTGCCTTCAGCAATGGCCTTGCGAGCCATTTCACCTTGGTTGTGCCGAGCACCAAGCTCGACGATTTGTGCAGCGGAACGCTGCGCGGCTTTGCGGGCTTCTGCCTCGACCGCCGCGATATCTACTTCGCTCATTTTTTGAGCCTCCATAGGATCGTTGGGGGTTACCGTAATGGTGGGAGAAGCAGAAGCGCTGCGACCCACGCCAACAGTCACGTCAGCGGGAATCGAAACGATGCTGGCTTCCACGGGACGCCAAGACACAGCACGGTATTCGTCCTTGCCTTTGCGTTCCATTTTGCCGATGGAGTAGCCGATTGAGACATTCGCACGGATTCCATCAACAACATCGTCGAAAACCTCTCGGGCCAGTCCGTTTTTTCCAAAACGCACCGTCGCACGGAGTCGCCGCGCCGAGCCGTCGAGTTCGACAGATTCAATAACGCCAATTTGCTGCTCAGGATCGTGATCCAGCAGGAGCGGGGCGCGTCCGCTATTCAAGAAGTCCAAGTCAATGGAGCCTTCGCCGTGGTCTAGGACTTCCATCCCAAACGAACGCTCAACCGGCTCTTCGGAAGAGATCGCCATGCGTACACGACGAGCATCTTCGTCAACAGCCTTCATCTCCATTGCCATAGCACGATGAACAACTTCAGGAGCTGCTTTGCGCTCCATATCGTCTTCGTCCATGTCTGCGGTCCTAAGGTCTTCGATCTTCGTCAGAGTGGAGAACCGATGGCCGACCATCGTGTCGGTAGGCTCTCCATCTTGGAAGATGCGAATGAGAGCAGCGGGATCATCCGGCTCTCCGTTGATCACAACGTCCGAGTCAGGCACTTCGATCTGCCCGTCCCGAACCACTTCATCAATCTGGCCGCGAGCCTTACCCCCTGAGGAGTCCCACTCAACAAAATCGCCAATCTTCAGTTCGTCAGGCTCTGCGCGTTCCATAACTCGCTCCTCAGAGGCAGGCTCAAACTCAATGACTTTGAAGTCATGCTCGTCTAACCATGCCTTTGCGTCATCAACAGACCACTTGAGTTTATCAAATCTCAAGGATTGTATTTCAGAACTATCAACATTCCCGTCAGTCATATTCAGGCCGATGATGGAATCAACTCCATCAGCCATCTGGTCCTTCATACGACGGAAATCATCAAACTCGTCGGGGTCTTTAATGCGGGCGGCATGCTCATTCGGATAAGGGCGTCCCATATCCAGGGATCGGTCGTCTTCATCAATGGAATCTAGTCGGTCTGCGAGACGATTAGCCCATGATCGTCCAGAATCCCCGCCCCAGAGAGCCCAAGCGATACGACCATTTGATGGATATCCATCTTCACCCGGGCGAAATCCTTCTGCTTGCTTATCCACCTCGTGCCGTGCGAAGAAACTAACCATCCGTTTAATAGTGCTAAACGACAGCTCGCTTCGATTGGAGATGTCACGGGCTCTAGCGATACCCACCTCCGTGCCGCCTCGACCATACTCGCTACGCCAATCCAGTCCTCGCTGGGCCTCATTTGCCATGGACTCGGTTGGTTTTGTGTCAATTTCAACCCCTTTATACGTCGCCATCGTCAGTCACATCCGCTTCAAGAGGCATTTTCTGGGCTCCGTAGGGCTCCAGGCCGAATTTCACGCCAAACTGCTCCATCAGAGCCTTGTCACGTTGAATTTGAGCCAATAACTCCTCGGTATCCTTACCATACTGGCTGGCAACGTCATTGAGGCTCAAAACGCCGTTCTGAAGCCCCACAACCGCCGCATTCATCTCCTTGAGCGGATCGACCCAGCTCCAAGCCCGTCCACGGAACTCAGAAGCAGCCGAAAAACGGTCAAATTGACGAACCGGGATGCCAAAGGACTCAACTTCCATCGCAGATTCAAGCCAGCCCTCGTAAACGGGCCGGACAAAGTGGTCCACGAAGAAAGTTTGGAGGTTTTTGTAGAAATCACGCTCTTCCAGAGCACCCTGACGGATAGAGCTGTAGGACGTGCCCTCTAAATCGTTGGACAGAGAGGTGTAGGACACCCCCAGACCGCTTGCGATACCTCTAAGAACCGCCGTATGGAAGTTCTCAAACTCATTTGATGGGTATTGCGGGTCCCATGCCTTGAAGTCAACGCCGTTAGGCAGTTGATGCATGCTCCCGGGCTCCGCCGACATGATCGGGACCGTCCCATCCATGTCATCAGCCACAAAACCGTCACCCGAAGGGCTGGTGAAGAAGCCCATTTTCGATGCACCGATGCGCGCATTAACGATTGCGGCCTCTCGGAAGCCATCTAGCTGCTTCATGGCACTCAATGCAGGGGCCATCCACGGCTCACCACGGGTTTGACCGGCGCGGAGAGGCTTAAAGATGTGGATAACTCGCTCAGCGGGGATGCGAACGTGTTTGGTAGAGCGAGATTGAGACGTAAAGTCGTAATCACCCGGATGGTAGGTCAAGAAATGGTAGGCAATAGGCCGCTTAAAGCGATCCAGCTCCACTCCCATGCGAATTTCGTTGCCATTCGGCAGGCGCTCGCTCTTTTCCTCGTCCAACTGGTCGGGCTCAAGGAACTCTAGAGCGAAGGAATCCTTAAAACGGGGGCCACGATGCTTGATGATAATGACCTCGCCATCCCTCGCTAAGCATTCCATAGCGAGCTTTTGGGCGTCGATCCAAGTCATCTTGCCGTCTACCGTGGGATTGCCGAGGCGTCCCCACATCTTGAAAGCGCTCTCAATGGCCTGATTGCCCATCTGATCAAGGCGACCAACGGTATCAACAGCTTTAACTTGTAGAGAGAAGCCGCGATCACCGACCACATTAGACTTCATCAGCTCCAAGTACCGCTTTGCGTACTCATTGTTCCGAGCGAGATCTCGGGTCCTGGCCCGCATGCGGGAGATGACCGGATATAACTCAGAGTCACTCGACCGCTCACTTCCGGGGAAGTCAGCAAAAAGCCGCCCAGTGTTGGCGGCTGCGTAGGATCGCTTGAAGACTCGTCCTTTCGGAGGCTCTTCGGGCTTCTTAAACCAAGAGTCGAAAATGCCCATACTCAGAACCTCACCTTAATCGTGCTGCCGTTCGACTTCCCCCTCTTCAGAAGCTCCTTGTTATTGTGCTGCGTGATTTCTCTTCGATAGAAGTCACGGGCATCTAGGAGTTCTTGGAAAGAGAGTTTGGTCAGAGAACGACCGGCGATGGAGTAACTACTGACGTCAGCGTCAGCCTTGCCCTCTAGGAGGGTTTGAATCTTGGCAACCATGATCTCGGCATGAATCCGAGGATCGGCTTGGTTATCGTCCATGTCGGGGATGGCGGTGAAGTCACCGATATCCACAACAACGCGATTTCCAGAACTCGTCTGGGTGATCTCTAGCTGCCAGTGATAGAGGCCAGGGACGAAGTCCGCGCTGGTGACACTACTTACGGTGAATAAGTAGTAGTCATCAGTCGAGCCAGCCGCTTGAGCTAGTTTGATCTCACTAGCCCCACCACCCGTGATGCGAGCAACGTACTCGGCGGTGTAGCCAGACCCAGTGGGATAGTCTTGCGCTACATCGGAGCGCTTCCACTGAAGGAAGTCGCCCACCACGATTTCTGTGGGTTCTCCTTCAGGGGCATTTGCTGCATCAA